CCCCATCTTTCATTGCGTTAGCAAATTCTACCTTACTGTTTTCAAAAGTATTAAATTTAATAGCCATGTTCACATTCTCCTTTTATTTTAAGTTTAAAAAAAGCTTACTAATATTAGTAGGCTCGTTTTGTTCTTCTTCAATTTCTTCTGTTTCTTCAACTTCTTTTGGTTCTTCTTTCTTAAATTCCTCTTGATTCTCTAGTATCTTTTCAAGTAGTTCGATGATTACTTCATTGTCGTCCTTTACTTCTACCTGTTCCTCGTCTTCTTCGATTATATCTTCATCGTTTATATTTGGAACATTATTATACATCTTTAATTGCTCCTTTGTAATAGATGCAGCAATCCGCTTTGGTTTAGACACCACATCGACAAAGCCTAGTTCTTTAGCCTCTTTGGCTGTCAACCATGTTTCATCGTCCATTAACTCGATCAACTTTTCTTCATCGATGGTCAATTCCCTAGATAAATAAGATTGGCGAATAGAATCATTTATTTTATCTAAATCGTTCGCCATCTTACGCATTTCACTAGAATTTCCATAAGTTAAAGTTAAGGCGTTGTGGATCATCAACATCCCATTTTCAGCAATGTTTACAGTGTCGCCACTCATTGCTATGACAGATGCTATAGAACCCGCTAGCGAGTCTATGTGTACGTTGATTTTTGCGGGATGGTCATTTAAAATCTGATAAATGGCGTTTCCCTCAAAAACTTCGCCACCGCCACTGTTTATGTGGACATTGATCTCTTTGGTGTTTTTCATGCCCTGTAGCTCTTTTCTTAAATCATTCGACTTAACATCTTCGCCGATTTCTCCATAAATATAGATGGTAGCTCGATTGTTATTCTTGTTCTTGATCTGTATTCCCTTGATCATTATCACCTCCTTCAAGGTCTTCACTGTAGTTCTTAGTGATCACAAATTTTTCCAGCATTGGATCATCGACATAAGGCAATCCCAATAAATCCCTTAGTTCGTGACCATTCGCAACTCCCGATGATCTTAATTTATCTACTGAACCCGCATGATCGAATATGTTGTTATAACTGATACGCTTAATATCTACACGCTTACCTGTATAGTAATCTTGCTTAGTCACAAATTTAGCGTTTAATTCATCGCCTATCTTTTTAAGCAGCGGGTCAATGCAGAACGTCATATAGTTACGTGTTTGTTTTTCAACATCCGCCATATCACCATGCAGGAGAGAGACGGGAATACCTAACGCTGTAGCTATCTGATCAATAAAACCATCTGTTACCTTGTTGATCTCGTCCACACTCTGTGATGACTGCTGACCGCCCGAATGTTCCTGATAAGTGAAACCTTTTTGCTGTGGTATAACTGCTACAGATTTATCAGTCAATGTTTTATATACTCGGTCAATGAAACCTTGTATCTTATCTGTCGCTTTTTCATCCTTGGCCGATATACTTTCAATATCCACGGTTGCCCGTATCTGATTACGCCTTTTTTGCGACTCTATCAACCTGCCGAATAAATCGCCATAATCTCCAAATAACCCATCAATCAACGGCATTAGTTTTTCGTTGTTAAATTCAAGGTAAATAACTTCGCTCATTTTAAATGATCGTTTAAACTCAAACTCTTTAACAACAACATTTTTAAAGTGATCTTCTAGCAAACCATATTCAACCCTGGTGTAATCGTCCGCTATAACAAGATCGTCTTTATCAGTCTTGATGATTAAACATTCATTGTCATAAATAAGCTTATATATGACCGTTTCCCAAAATGTGCTGGCCGTCATATTCATGTTAGGTTTAACATTAAATCGATAATACAATTCATCTTTAATCGTTTTACCGTCTTTCCTTACTCTGAACTCTGACTGGCTTATCGTTTTGGCAATCATATTTACACAAGTCTGTATAGCTAGGCGCTTCATATAGACCCTGTTCGATGTGTCTTCAATCAAATCAAAGTCATACATAAACCCTAGCTCTGTATCTCGTTTCAAAAAGTCAAAGAATCCTATTTTGTTCACCTCCGTCTATTTATTTGCGGATAACGGCGCTTCCGCTACCGAGATGGGCCACCTCCTTCCTATTCTGATATTTCAGGTTTGATTGGCATGTCTGCATCGCCATACGTGCAACAACACTCATCTTTCTTGTCCACTCGCCGTCACCTCCTAAAAATCAATATCATCTAGAATGAAGTCAATCTCATCTTCTAATATGTCATCAGCCTTATATAGCGCATGTATAAACGCTTGGAACCCATCTGTCTTACGTTTGGTTTCGTCCTTCTTCAAATATTCTTTATTTCCGTCTTTTTTGATGTGGACATGAACGTTATCGGAATACCATCGCATTAATGGGTTATCGCCGAATATAAGGTTCTTTTGCGCAAACATCGTCTCTACCCTTGGCGCCAATTTGGAGTGTATCGCTTTAGGGTTACGGATATATTCAATTTCAAATCCTTCATCTTCTAAGGCAGTCTTAACTAGATCAAGTCTAAATGTATCAACTACAATTTTAGTTAATCCGTAAACCTCCCGCATCTCCACAAACCAATCAACAATGTGTTGTATGTCAATAACTGGACCATCCACGATCGTGAGTAAACCCTGCTTCTCCCACTCATAAATAGGTGGAGTGAGTTTGGCCTCCCTTAAATAATCCCTACGTGCGAATGAATGTGTTTTCCAGATGTATTTATCCCCATCACGGAACAGTAACCCAACGGCCGCAAAATCTCGAATTGATGCAAAGTCTAACCCGCCTACAGCTAGTTTGTTTTCCAAGTCAGGCACTTCTTGATTAGTTGCTACTATCTCATCCCAGGAGGCTACAGACTTGTTTAAGTCCTTTTCAGGTAAGTTCATACGCTTGGTGATGAACTCTTCTCTACCCGCCGGATTGTTTGCCAATTGTCTGTGTTGAGTCTTGACCTTGCGTAATAAACCCTTACCATAGTCACTCATCGGCTCATGAAACATCGGGTTAGCTTTCTCCCACATTGTAGGATTGTCTAGTTCTTTAGCATCATCAACCTTACAGATGAAGGGGAACATTGGATCGTCCAGAACCTCACCACTTAGAATGTTCATTGCTCTCTCTTTTGTTTTATCCAGAAACCCATCACGAACAAATCCATCTGTACTGATAAAGAATTCTCGTGCATCCTTAACCTTACCTAGTCCGCTAGAAAACACGTTAACTACATCAAAGTTTTCATATCGATGAATCTCATCGTAGATCACACAACCATCACGTAGCCCGTCTTTTGATCCAGCATTAGAAGTATGGTATTGAACAATGCTGCTTGTATCTTTACCAAGTATTTCTACCTTCGTACGATAGAACCAATCCTCTAGCAATTCATTGCGTTCAATCGTTTCGTATATCTCTCTAAATGATGTCTTGGCCTGTAACTCACTGTTTGCCACGATTGACACATTGTAGCGATCTACGCCATGTAACGGGCTTATGAAGAAGTTACTGAGAGCAGAGATGAAACCATTCTTACCCGCACCCCTAGCCATGAGTATCAAAAATTGCTCATAAAAAATAGCGTCATCTTCCTTGTAGTAAAGGAAAACAAACGCCGTTATAAACTTCTGAAAATCATTTAATTTAAAATACCATTTTTCTGAAAAGGCTATAAAGTTATTAATTCTTTCTTCATCAAAATATATATCATCACGGGAAAGGATATGTTCCTCTAGGTAATCAATAAGCATTATGCGCTCCACATTTAGCTTAATCGTTCCATCCCTGTACAACGATATATAATGATCCACATACTGATTGTTTATCATATCAAATCAAATCTTTTTTTGAGCGCTTTACTTCAACTGTAACATCTTCATCGAATCCAAATGATCGTTCAATGTTTATAATTGCAGAGTTGACCTTGTTCTTCTCGTTGAGTAGAGGGTGTGCCTTAATAAACTTTTGCGCACCATTTTCAGTCGTTACAGACTCGCCTTCTTCGAGTATGACTTCTTCCATACGCCTATACGATTCAATGTGTTGAATGTAACGATCGACCTTCTCCACTTGTATAAGATCACTCTTATCTATCCTGGTCATAAGTTGTTTTTTTAAGTCACTAATTTTAACCACCATTGTACCCACCCCCCTACTCGCATGTATTTTTAAATAAATCTGGAAAGTTGAC